CTGAGCACAGCGTAAGCGGCCTGCTTCGCGGCGACCACGCGAGCCGGTCAGCGTATTTCGTATCGGCGCTCCAGAACGGCTGGATGACGGTGAACGAAGTGAGAGAGCTAGAGAACCTAAATCCAATCGGGCCAGAGGGCGACCAGCATTTCATCCAGTTGAACATGACCACGCTAGAAAAGGCGGGCGAGCCACAGCCGCAAGATCCGCAGCCGATGCCGCAGGACACGCTGGGCGAGCCAGCGGACGGAACGCCAGAAGACGATGCCGAAGACACGACTACCGCCCAGGAGGACACGCCCGATGGAACTTGAGCGCCGCGACTTCGCCTTCGACGAGACTGACGAGCTCATCGTTGAGCAGCGTGCTGACGGCCGGGCCGCCATCATCGGCTACGCCGCCGTCTACAACCGCATGAGCCTTGACCTGGGCGGGTTCAAGGAAGAAATCCTGCCCGGTGCTTTCGACAAGGTGCTGAGCCGCCAGCGTGGCAAGCAGGACGTGGTGGCCCTGTTCAATCACGACAGCAACATTGTGCTTGGTCGCACATCAAGCGGCACACTGGAACTCTCCAGCGATAGCAAGGGGCTGCGGTACGTGGTCACTCCGCCCGTGAGCCGTGCCGACGTTCTGGAACTCATCGCCCGCAAGGACGTGGCTGGCAGTTCATTCGCGTTCACGGTTGGAAAAGACGGGGAAGCGTTCCGCACTGGCGACGGTGGCCAAGCCATCCGCCAGATCCGCGAGGTGAGCGGCCTGTACGACGTTGGCCCAGTGCTCACGCCTGCGTACCCGTCAACGTCTGCCAGCGTCGCCATGCGTTCCTACGAGGCATGGATTGCATCGCAGTCCGCCGAAGAGCCGGCAGTTCGGGCGGTTAGTTCGCGTTCGGCCTTGCGGGGCGTCGCCGCCGCCTGGGCTGCCACCTTAAGGCTGAAGAATGTCTGAGGCCCGCTGCACCTGCGGCGAGAAGTTGCGGTGCCGTTCTTCTCGCCCTTGCGGCGAAGAGCGTCAGCAGTATTTGCGCTGCCCAAGGTGCGGCGCTCGCGGCGTGGTGTTTGTAAAAACAACACTTTCTGAAGTCCGCTACTGCAAGAGGCCGGCACGCTAGAGGCACAGTGGAATCCATCGGCAATACCGCCGGCGGAGATATACCACGTGGACAACCTCAAGAAACTGCAGGACGAGGCCGTTAACCTCGCCAACCGTATCGACGCCGTGCGTGCGATCGAGAGCACCGATGCCGACAAGATTGCCGAGCGTGATCTTGAACTCGAGGCGATGAACACCGAGGCCGGCAAGCTGGCCAAGCGGATCGACTTTGAGAAGTCGGTGGCTGAGTCGGCCAAGAATCTCCGCAGCGTGGTTGACCGCTGCACGCCGGCCCCCGAAGTGACCGAAGAGCGTAGCGACAAGACCCGCATCGAAGCGGTTCCGTTCTCGGGCCGGCTCCGTGCGTTTGAGAACGCCAAGGACGCCTACTCGGTTGGCATGTGGTTCAAGGCTAAGAGCGGCGACGCCGACGCGAAGCGGTGGTGCCATGACCACGGCGTTGAGGCTCGTGCCCAGGGCTCGACCGGCGCTACGACCGGATCTGCATTCGTGCCGGATTCGTTGTCATCGGCCGTGATTCGCTTAGTTGACCAGTACTCCGCGTTTGCGCAAAACGCCACCAACGTGGTCATGCCGAGCGACGTGCTGCTGTTCCCGCGACGGACGGCCGGTGCGACCGCGTACTGGATCAATGAGAACTCGGCCATCACTGCGAGCGACCCCACTTCCAATCAGGTGACTCTGACTGCGAAGAAGGTCACGGGTGCGGTGACGATTGCGAGCGAGCTCCTGCAGGACTCCATCGTGTCGATCGCCGACTGGATCGCTGCTGAGCTCGCCCTGACGCTCAGCAACGCCGTGGAAGAGGCTGCGTGGAGCGGCAACCCCAGCAACGCCCCAGCGGTTGCCGGGCTCGTCACGACCTACACGGGTGGCCTGCTGGCGGCGTCTGCTGCCACCTATGCCGCCTCGCTCGTGACGGCTGCCGGTGACACGCCCGACGAGGTGACCAAGGCCAACCTGCTGGCCATGATGGCCAGGGTTCCGCAGCACTCACGTGCCGGTGCCAAGTGGTTCTGCTCGCCGTTCTTCTTCGCGGCGTGCATGCAGAACCTCGACCTCGCCCAGGGCGGGTCGGTGGGTTTGTCGCAGGCCATGGGTCCGACGTTCCTCGGCTCGGAAGTGGTCCTCACCGACCGCCTGCCGGCCGGTGCGGACTCGACGGGTGCCATCATGGCGCTGTACGGCAACATGGCCAACAGCTCCTACTACGGCATCCGCCAGGCCATCGAGATCGCCAGCAGCGATCAGGTGAACTTCCTCAGCGACCAGACGGTGATCCGCGCAGTTGCGAGGGTTGCAATCACCCATGCAAACCTGGGCACCGACACCGTGGCCGGCCCGATGATCGGCCTCGTGGGTGCGTGAGCCTGACGGCTTGACGGGTGTGCAATCTTGAGCGGGCGGCTTCCACGACGGGGCCGCCCGCTCTCTCTTTTGAGGCACGCATGCTGGTCAAGGTAGGTGGCACCGAAGTTGACATCAGGGTGGAAGCCGTGCTCTCCATGCCACGGCTTTCGTTTACGGCCAACCACTTCGCCTGGGCCCAGGCCCTGATGCCGCTCGGCATTCGCCCCACCATGGGAACGGGTGCGTTCTGGGACCAAGTAAATACCCGCGTGATGGAGCAGTTCATCGACTCTTGTGAATATTTACTGGCAATCGATTACGACACTTTTTTCACCAAGCAGGACGTTGAGCAGTTGTTCGCGATGGCCATGACGTTTCAGTGCGACGCCATCACTGGCATGCAGACCAAGCGTGAAGACGGCCGCCCGATGCTGACGCTTAAAGGCACGCTGGACAATCCGCCAGACGATGGGCACACGCAGGTGCCGAAAGAATGGTTCGCGGAGCCCGTGCAGGAAGTGGACACGGCACACTTTGGCTGCACCGTCATCAGTACGGCGGCACTCAAGAGAACAAAGAAACCGTGGTTCTGGAGCAAGCCAGACCCGCAAGGCGGGTGGAACGACGGCCGCACCGATCCAGACATCTGGTGGTGGCGGAACTGGCGAGACAGCGGCAACCGCGTTTTTGTCTCGCCGCGTGTCGTTTTGGGCCATGGTGAGTACGTGGTGACGTGGCCCGGCAAGAACCTTACAGCCCCTGTTTTTCAGTGGACTACTGAGTTTACGAACACGGGCAAGCCGCCAGAATCTGCATGGAGTGTGGGCTGATGCCGAAAATCATGTTTACCCGCGCGTGGCGTGGTTACCGCAAGGGGCAAGTGGCTGAGCTTCCTGGCGGGATCACCACGCAGCTGCTCGCTCAGCGTGTCGCTGTAGAAGACAACCAGCCGACGCTGATCGAAACGGCTGCCCTTGAGCACGACGTAGAAACCGCAGACGCCACGCCGAAGAGGAGAGGCCGCCGTGCAGTATCGAAGCCTGACTCGACAGACGCCGCCAGCCGTTGAGCCCGTCACGCTCGCGGAAGCCAAGGCCCATCTGCGGGTTGATACCAGTGGCGATGACGCCTACATCGGCACGCTGATCACGGCAGCCCGCGAGTGGTGCGAGCAGTACCTAGACCGCACGCTGGTCAATACGCAGTGGGTGATGCGGTTTGATTCGTTTCCGCCAGACGGCACTCACGACATCGAGCTACCACGGCCGCCCATGGCGACGGCCGGCACGACCACAGCAGTGGCCCTTACGTTCACCTACGAGAACGGCACGACGGCCACCTACTCCACGGCCAGCTACCGCGTGGACCGCAGCAGCACGCCAGGGGCGGTAAAGACTTTGTACGGCCAGACGTGGCCGCCGCACCTGATGGATGACAACGCCATCAGCGTGACGTGGTGGGCCGGCTACGGGGCCGCTGGCTCAAGCGTGCCTGCCGCCATTCGCCACGCCTGCCTGATGCTGGTTGGCCACTGGTACGAAAGCCGCAGCACGGTGCTCGTGGGCAGCATCAGCAAGCCGCTTGAGTTTGCTGT